GATCGATGGAAGCGGGAATAATGAAGTTCCTGCCGCAGACATACTGGTTGACGAGAATGTTGATGAAGTAGAAGTCGAAATAGTACAAGATCCTAATGAATTAGGACGACCTAGTAAATTAGACGAAGAAACAGTTGAAAAGCTTGTTACTAGTTTAAAGGGTGGATTATCACAGAAAAAGGCTTCTGTTTATGCAGGGATAGGTGAAACTACCTTTTATAGATGGCAGAGAGCCTATAAAAAGATAGACGAGGAGTGTGGGGGTAACCCAGACGCTATAAAAAACGCCGATGATTTGGATTTATGGGAGTTTTGGCAGTCTATAAAAAAAGCAAAGATTGAGGGGGAGCTTGGACATTTGGCAGTGATCAATAAAGCAGCCAGTAATGGTGTTTGGCAAGCTTCTGCTTGGTATTTAGAGAGATCTAATCCAGAAGAGTGGTCAAAAAGAGAAAGAAATGTTCTTGACGATGGTGGGGATGATGAAGACACTATCAAGGTTTACATAAGATACAGTTCATAGTAATCTTTAAATATTCATAGGAAATATGCCTTTCTGTGAGAACACTGAAAAGATTAAACCGTGTTGCCAAGACAATGCGGTTTTTTCTTTTGTCTGGAAAAAGTAAAACCCCTGCTGTTGCCAGTAGGGGCTGTACTTAGTATTAAACAAACAAAAGGAGTCGTCCCTTGATCTAGAAAGACCGAAGTAGGACTCTTTTTATGTATATAGAAATATTAGCATCTATTGACTTATATGCAAACATATTGTAAACTAATTTTATGTGGGAAAAATTCAAAAAAGTAGAAAATAAATTATTTACAGCTCCTTACAGATGGTTGTTAAAAAAAGGCTTGATAACAGTAATGGATATATCTGAAAAAATATATCTAACAATGGCTGATTTATACGACAAAAGATTTTTTGATGAGTATAGAGGAAATCCAAACTGGGCTGGTGACGATTGAAACTTGGAAGTATGTTTTCAGGTATTGGTGGTATAGAGTTAGGCCTTATGAAATCAGGCCTGGTCACAGATGTTGCCTGGCAAATTGACACGGATGAATTCTGTACACAAATCATAGAGAAAAGATTTCCTAATTCTTTAGTATTAAATAAAAAAGTAGAAAACATAAGCACTAAATATTTACCAAAGGTAGATATCATCACAGCAGGGTTTCCTTGTCAGCCAGTAAGTGTTGCTGGAAACCAGAAAGGAGTTTTAGATGAAAGATGGTTATGGGATGAAGTCGAAAGATTTATTAATGAAATACGACCACCAATCTTCGTCCTGGAAAATGTCCCAAACATCCTCAGAGCAAGCAACGGAGAAGCCATTAACCGTGTCCTCAAAGGTGTGGCCGAAATGCGGTATTATAGATTCGAGTGGCAACTTATATCAGCAAAATTCATTGGAGCAAGGCACAAAAGACAAAGATGGGTGGGAGTTGGAATCGTGGGAGACTCCAAACACTATGGACTACTTAGAACCGAGATCAGGCGAAGCTTTGGAGAGAGCCTTGTATCGTGGAGATCCAGAGAAGAAGAGCAAAAGAAAAAGTACTGGCAACTTGAGAGAAAATCCAAAACTATGGTTAACACCGACAACGATGGACAAGAAGGACGACTCACTGAAACACGCAACAAAACTAATGCAGGGGAAAACAATAAGGAGTTCAGGTCAGAGAGTACAGAGGACTTTATCAGATCAAGTGTGGATGGAAATGATAGAGGAGGATCCGACACTGATGAGATTTTATCAAGATCACGAAATGGTAAACAGACCTCTACTACCAGATCAACAGGATTGGGTGACATATCTGAGAAGCCAGACAACAGCAACAGAGCTAGCAAAATTAACGAAGATAAAGAAGTCAACAGTGGATCATTGGTTCAGGAGGGACGACAAAGGTTTCAGTTATCCGAGCCTGGAGGATTGGAGCAAGATCAAACCTCACTTGACGGAAATAAAATACGACAAGGAGCTGACGACAGTGGAAGTGATAGAGTGGTCATCTGCGAAAGAGAGTTGGTCAACCCCAAGAGCAAGTCAAGCAACAAAACCAGTGAACAAGAAAGCACCATCGGCAGCGAGTGGATCTCACGGATCTACTCTGGAAATGGATGTTGGGGAACGGAATCCAGAGTTGATTGGTCAAAGGCTGAATCCAGAATGGGTAAACAGACTTATGGGCTTCCCAGATGGGTGGCTGAATTAGGCCTATCTAATTCTTGGGGTGTAGATAATCAATGGGAAGATGGTATATCTAGAGTAAGAATAAGACAAGATAATGATATTGATCGACTAAAAGCACTTGGAAATGCAGTTGTACCACAGTTTATGGAGCTTGTCGGTAGGTTAATTATTAGATCATTAATAGAAGATAAACTTGTTTTTAATGATGAAATTGTTGAAAATTTTAACAAAATGCGGATATCCAAATGATAAAAAACACGATTCTAGTCGCCAAGAAAAAAGCTAAAAGCCTAATTTCATTGACTTTTTATTTTTTTATGTCACATGTGACATTTGTGACTGTCACGCCCTAGAGTAGAGTAGAGAAGAGTAGAGTAGATAAGACTAGAATAGAGTAGAGTAGACTAGAGAACTAAAGGAGAAAAATGAAAAAATATCTAGTAACAAGAGAAATAACAGAAGATTATATAATTCCAGCAGATAATGAAAAAGAAGCTTTAAAAATATTCAATCAAATAGTTAATTATAAAGATAGTTCAATTAGTGATCTTATTTTACAATATAACATTGATTTACATACAGATATATTAAAATACAAACCAGTAGAAGAAATTAAGGATTGAGTTGGACGAAGAATTTGATTATCAAGTAATATTTGAAATTACAGCAAAAGACGAAGATGAAGCTTTTGAAAAATTCCAAGATATGATGTTAGGAACTGCTGACTACATAACACCAACGATAAGAGTTATTCGTGATTTAAATTATGAAGCATACACAGGCATAAAACCAGAAGGGACAGAGTAATGGCAGATGAATTTGCGTTTCCACCAGGAACAAAAAGAGAAGACGCTATTGACGAGTTAATATCTGATGGTGATCTAAAAGAAGTTGTTTTAAAACAATTTAACTACATGAGGATCAAGGGTATCAATTTAGTTCAAGACGCTGATGATCTTGTTAATTTATATTTAAAGATTTGCAAAGCTTTTGACGAAGGTTAAAATTAATTTGTAATCGTCTATGGTAAAACCATAGCAAGAATAGAAAAAGGATTTACTGGGACAGGTAAGTCCTTTTTTTTATGTATATGAAAAACCTTAAATCAAACTTTGATGCTTTATAGTATAAAGGTCGGCTACTAAACCGACTTCCTCCCATCATCGGCTGAATCGAAAGGTTCAGCCTTTTCTTTTACAATATAAGCAGCAAGTAAATCAAGTATTCCAAACACAATTGTAATGACGGAAGTTATATAGGCCTTTTCATAAAGTGCAAAACCAAACTCAATAAAGTGAGCAAGCCCACCTATTGTTAGAGAATATGCAACATATTTTCTAAGCTTGTTTATTAATCTTTCTTTTTTCAAAAGCCAAATCTTTTCTTATTTTTTTAGCTAACTGCCTTCTTTGTTTTCTATTTAAATTTTTTGCGTGTTCTTTTTTTACTGTAAATATTTTATCCATTTTTTAATTTTATATATCTTATTGCAACTTATAAGTTTTGTTTTATGATATTGTATTAGAACTATGATTAGACAAATTCAACAAAATGAGTTTTCGGAGGCAATCAATCGAGACATTACAACAATAGTCAAGTTTGAAGCTGATTGGTGTGGTCCATGCAAAGCGATTATGCCATCAGTAGAAAAAATCTCAGATGAGTGGTCTGATAAAGAAGTCGAGTTTGTTTCATTAGATGTAGATCAGGCAACTAATATAGCTACTACATATAGCATATATTCTGTGCCAACTTTTATAGCTTATAGAAATGGTCAACCAGTTTCTGAAGTGCGTTCACAAATTAATGAACCAAACATAAGAAAGACTTTCGAAAAGCATATACGATAACGCAAATAAGAAAGCTCTGGGTTTGTAGTTTTTCCTGGAGCTTTTTTATTTTTTGTCACATGTAAACCTTAATATAGTAGAATATGGATATGGGAGAGATAGAATTATCAAAAGTACAATCTATTAGTTTGGATTTGAGAGATGATCTTGAATACGAAGAGTGGGTTGAAATCGGTGAAGCTTTAACAAATCAAGCAAAACATATTATGTGGTGGCTTGGTGATTGGTGGAACTATGGAGATCGTAAGTATGGGGAACTAGCCTCTCAGGCCTTAGACTTTGGAATACCATATTCTACATTTAGTAATGCAGCTTATGTTGCCAACAAGATACCTTTAGAAAGAAGAGTTCCAGAATTGTCCTGGACACATCATCACGAAGTTGCATATTTAGAAGATGATAAAAAGATAGACTCTTTGTTAAAAGAAGCCTATGACAATAATTATTCTGTAAGAGATTTAAGAGCAACAGTCAAGAAAAATAAAATAAAAGAATTAAATTTTGATAATGAAAGTTTTAACTTAGTAGAAAAAGCTGGTGTAAATTTAAAAACTTCTAATGTTTGGTCTTTTGGTAAACCAGATGAAAAGTATGGTTTAGATGTTCCATTCAAAACACCACCGCAAATGATAGCTAATTTACTTTATTGGTTTACAGATGGAAATGAAAGTAAAATTGTAGATCTTACAGACAAGTACCAAGTCACATATGATTTAGGAACAGAGCTAGGTTATGAAGTTACAAGTTTTGATTTGATACCAGAAAGAGGAACTAACAAGGTTATGCCTCAAGATCTGTCTGTTGGTAAGTTGCCTAAAGAACTTACAGAAGCAGATATTGTTATTTTAAATATGCTTGACTTCTTAGATGATCCAGAAGATCTAGATCCAGCTAGTTTTCAAAGACAGATGATTATTGACTTAGGTGTAATGATGAAGAGAGGTTCTAAGCTTTTTGTCATTACTCAAGATTTAGAAGATATGAAAATTGAAAACTTGTTTTCTTTAATTTATGGTGAAGAGGATTTTGCCTTAAATGAGTTTATATCTACAACAAATAAACAAGTGTATGATAAAGATCAAGAAGCTTTATTTATAAAAGAAAAAATACTTCTAAATAAACTAGCTTATATATTAGTTCTAGAAAACGAAACAGAATAGGTAATATCCTTGCTACACTTTAGGTGATGGCAAATAATATAAAAAAACCTGTAGAAACTTTTTTTCCTGATCTACACCCAGCACAATTAAAAGTAGCTAATTCTGAAGCTCGTTGGAAAATTCTATGTGCAGGTAGGCGTTTTGGTAAAACAAGACTTGGCGTACAAATGTGTCTTGAAATGGCACTAAATGGTAAAAGAGCTTGGTGGGTTGCACCTACATATACTATTGCAAGAGTTGGTTGGCGAGATATACAAGAAGCTGCGAGATCTTTTCCTGAAAGTTTAGAGCCAACAATATCATTAGTAAATATGGAAGTAAAGTTTCCCTGGTCTGGCGGATCAATCGCTGTAAGATCAGCAGATAGTCCGCATAGACTTCGTGGTGAAGGTTTAGATTTTTTAGTTATGGACGAAGCTGCTTTTGTTAAAGAAGATGTATGGCACCAGGTGTTAAGGCCTACTCTTACAGAGAGAAAAGGTGGAGCTTTATTTATATCTACACCTATGGGTATGAATAATTGGTTTTACGAACTATGGGAGTTTGCACAAGATAAAGATGATTGGGAAAAGTTCCAATTTGCAACATACGATAATCCAGCTATTGATAAAGAAGAAGTAGATCAAGCTAAAAATGAAGTTGGGTCTATTGTTTTTGCCCAAGAGTATTTAGCTGAATTTGTTGAGGCAGGTCAAGGATTACTCAAACCAGAGTGGATTAAGTATTTTAAAGAAAAAGGTGGCACTTTATTTGCTAGTGGCGAAAATGTAAATTTATATGATTGCACTAGATTTTGTACCGTTGACCTCGCTACCTCAATTCAAGAAGGAGCTGACTATACTGTAATAGCAAGTTTTGCAATAACGCCAAAGGGTAAAGTATTGGTGTTAGATGTTGTTCGTGAACGCATGGAAGCACCAGATATAATACCTAAAATAAGACAAAAAATGGCACAATATGATTTACAATGGGTAGGTATGGAACGAGCTGGTTTCCAGCTTTCGCTCATACAATTTGCTAAAAGGGATGGCCTAGCTGTGAAAGAGCTTAGAGCAGATAAAGATAAAGTTTCACGAGCTATGCCACTCGCTGCTCGCATGGAAGCAGGTGATATCTTTTTTAGACAAGGCGCACCTTGGTTAGTAGAAGTAGAGCGAGAACTTATGAGTTTTCCAGTAGGTCATCATGATGACATTGTGGACGCAATCGGTTATGGAGTTTTGAGCGCACAAGCTAAAAGAGAATGGACAGCTTACTAAATGGCAGAGAATAAATCAAGGTTTCAAAGAGCGTTAGATTTTTTAAACGCACCAACACAAAGACAACAACAAAAAATTTCTAGATATAATCAACAAACTAGTCTTGATCGTGCTGTTTATGGTTACAATACTGAGTCTGGATATTTTCCAACAAGTATGCTTGATGATGTTGGAGATGGATCTAACAACTCAGCAGTTGTAGCTTGTTTAAATGTTTTAGCAACATCTTTTGCAGAGCCAAAAGTAAAAGTCTGTTTTGAAACAGATGACGGTGATATTGAAACAGTAAAAAAACATCCTGTTACACAACTACTAGATAGGCCTAATCCTTTTACTTCAGGAAACTTATTAGCACATTATATTGTCACGGCCTTATCAGCACACGGTGATGCTTTCTTATACAAAAACCGTAATGCAGATGGAAGTGTGGTAGAGCTAGTACCTCTAATGCCTGATATGGTCGAACCAAAAGGTGATGAAAATCAGTTGATCAATAATTTTAAATACAGTCCTTATGGTGGACTCGGAGGTAATAGTATAACACTTAAAACAGAAGATGTTGTGCATATTAGAAACGGTATTGACCCTAATAACCATAGGCGTGGGTTTGCTCCTCTAAAATCAGTACTAAGAGAAATCTTAGGTGATGAGGCCGCAGGACAATATGCAGCAGCACTCTTACATAACATGGCTGTACCAGGTGTCATCCTCTCACCTAAAGATGATGCAATGGGTGGTCCTTCGAAAGAAGAAGCAGAAGCAATCTCTGCTATGTATAAGCAGAAGTTTGGTGGTAAGAATCGTGGTGCGCCTATGATCTTGTCTGGCGCAATGAATGTAGAAGTTGTATCTTTTTCACCAGATCAAATGAACTTGAGTGAGCTAAGAAAAATACCTGAAGAAAGAGTATCTGCTGTATTAGGTGTGCCAGCTATACTTGCAGGTCTTGGAGCTGGTCTTGATGCTGCAACTTATAACAACACAAGAGAACTTAGAGAATTTTTCACAGAACAAAAGCTTGTACCTTTATGGAAAGCAGTTGCTTCTGAATTAACACATCAATTACTAAAAGTAGATTTTCCTGCTGATGATTTTTTTGTTCAATACAATCTTGAAGATGTAAGGGCGTTATCGCAAGATAAAGATGATATTTACAAGAGAATGAATACAGCTGTACAAGGTGGTTGGATTACAATAGCTGAAGCCAGGAAACAAGCAGGCCTCAATACTGACGAAACACATGATTTATATTTAAGACCAATGAATATGGTTGAACGCCCAGTCGATGGTTCTAGCGCACCAGTAGAAGAAGAGGACGAAAAGAATAATGAAATAGAAGATCTTAAAAATATGATAAAAGATCTTCAAGAAAAAGTATTAACATCAACGGCAGCAGCTGTAGATTCTGTAAGAGAAAGTATTATAAAACCAACACCTACAGCAATGAACGAAGAAAAATATGTTGCTGAAATGCCTAATGGTGCATTTTGTATTCTTGATCACGAGGACAATAAAGTAATAGAATGTTTTAAAACTCGTGAAGAAGCAGAAAGAGCATTAGCAAATATGAAAAAGGATGCTAAAGCTCCTAAGATTACAAACTTTCCATCTTCTGGTGACAACCAAACAATATCTATTTCAAATTCAAAATTCAAACAATTCCCAGATTACAACTATGTAAAAGATCTTAAAGATAATTGGCCTGAGATATGGCGAAGAGCAGGAACAGGTGGAAACCCACCAACATCATTTACTGGTAACGATGCTTTTGACAGGTGGACAAAATATAGAGCTGGTGAAAGATCAGAGAGTGTACTTAATTGGGTCAAAAGGCGTGAAAGTTTTATGAGTAGACACAAAGGTGATAATAGACTAAACGGTGCTATAGCTGTTATGAAGTGGGGTGGCGTAGCAAATATTGGTGTATCTAAAATGAAAAGTCTTGTAAATGATTACAAAAAAGTTATTAGAGAGAGAAGAAAGATACAAGATGAATTGCTAGCTGATATTGAAGCTAAAGCTTTAAGTGCAGCAACTAAGAAAGCACTTCAGAAAAAAGTAGAAGCTCATAATGCAAAAAACCCAAGATATAGAGCAACACTAAGAATGCTTACTGCTTGTTATAACAGAGGATTGGCCGCTTACAGAAATAATCCTGGATCGGTAAGAGGTAATGTAGCTGGACCATCCCAGTGGGCAATGGCCAGGGTGAATGGCCTATTAAGAGCTTTAAGAACAGGTAAGTTCAAGAGAACACCTTATGATCGAGATCTATTGCCTAGCAACCATCCATTAAGTTCTAAGAAAAATTCGACAGAAATAATTGATGAGCTTAAAGTTTCTACAGAAGAAGCAGAAACAATGAATGAGAGAGGTGATGATCTTTATAGTCCAGAAGAAAAAGCACCAGCTGGTTCAATAAAAGCTGGTGACGCTGTATCTTGGAAAATAAATAAAGATCCTGATCCACCATCAACTGCAAACGGTATTGTCACTAGTGTTAAGACAAGTGGTAAAGCTACCGCTGGTCAAGAGTCAATTGAAGCAACACCACAAAAGCCTGTTGCTAAGATAGCTGTTTGGGCAATCAACGAAGATGGATCACATACTAAAACTGATAGATCAGTAATTCAGCCTGTATCTAAACTTCGAAAAATCGCCGATTTTCGCTAGGGATATAATCAATACCCCTTACTTTTAATTTGTTAATTAGTCTTGCTTGGCCTTCATCATCTAAAAATGCTAACCAATCAGTAATTATTTTATTTCTGTTTGGTCTATCTGACTTGGCAATATGATCCATAAAAGCGACAAATTCTTTGTCTACTCTTGTAGTTCTTCTTTCAACCATTTGTATAAATAATCTCTTTCTTCAGCACCACCTTTAAAACTTTTTGCAGGTAGTTTCTCTGATATATTAAGTTTATTGTTTTGTAGCTTTATGAGAAAAGATTTGCCAAAAATTTCTACCTCACCTGATTTGTCTACATACTTTTCTAGAGTAAAGCTTCCAGATGAGATATGCAAAGTCGAAATCATCACCACATCTTTTTCCATATAAAAAGTATACCACAGATATGCAAAAATGTTTTCTTTATTGGCAATCGTAAATACGCTAATTTTTTTTAAAGTTCGTTATTATTGAATTGTGCGCATCGAATTAAATAATATTATTATGAGGAGTAGGTAGCGCTATATGTCTGAAGAAAAAGAAGTAAAAAATATTGAGTTCGAACTCAAAGGTGATGGTGAAACAAAAGGTCAAGTCAAAGCTGTATTTTCAGTTTTCAATACATTAGACAGTGATGGTGATGTTGTATTACCAGACGCTGTTAGATCAGGTTTTAAATCAGGTGATGTTCCAATGGTGTGGTCACACAAATGGGATATGCCTATCGGTAAAGGTAAAATAAATAAAGATAAAGATAAAGCAACTTTTGAAGGTAATTTCTTTATGGACACAGAGTCTGGTAAAGAAGCGTACAACCTTGTAAAAAGTATGGGAGATCTACAACAATGGTCTTTTGGTTTTAAAGTAAACGATTCAGAATATGGTAAATATAAAAAAGATGGCTCAGACGATGAAACAGATGTAAGATACCTAAAAGATTTATCTGTTTATGAAGTTAGCCCAGTATTAGTTGGTGCTAATCAAGATACTTTTACAATGGCTATTAAAAGTGATAAAGAAACAGAAGCAAAAATAGTTCAATCTATTGAGTTTGATCAAGAGGAAAAAGCAGCTTTAGCAAAAGATATGTTTGATAATCCTGGTGAAGCAATGGAAAGAGCTAAAGAAATGAGCTGTCCTACTGGTATACACACAACAGAAGTTGACGGTAATACGGTCTTTATGCCTTGTAAAACTCATGCAGAATATGAAGAAGCTATCAAAGATAATAAAGGTCACACACCACAACACACATCAATGCAAGCATTAGGGCAAATAGCTGAAGATATGAAAGAGATCTTAGCTAATATGCCTACAGACGAAAATGCAGAGCTACCAAGTTGGTGGGTTGACAAATTAACAGATGTAGCAAAAGAAGTAAATGAAATTAGAGATTTATTAATTGATCCAAAACCTAAAGCAGAGGATCAAGAAAAGGTTTCAGAAAAGAGTGCCAGCGTGCAAGGTAAACGCTTTTCTGATGAGGTAAAAGATGTGCTTGCAGCATTAAATAACCTCGTTGCCAGAGTTCAATCTATAGGCGAACTCAGGAAAAAAAATGGAAGGAAGTTGGGGGCGTCAGCAACAGAGGCTCTCAGAGCAGTTCAAGAAAGTGTCGCAGATGCTTTTGATGAACTAGATAAATTCGTAGACGAATTTGGAACGGAGGGTGCATTGGAAACAGAAGTAGAAGAGATTATTGAATCAGAAGCTACAGAGCAAGTTGAAGCAGAAACAGAAGTAGAAGCTGAAGCTGAAGTACAAACAGAAGAAGCAGATGTAGTAGAAGAAGCGCAAGCTGAAGCTACAGAAACACCTGCTGAAGAAGTTGAAGCTCCAGCAGAAGCAGAAGCAGAAGTTGAGGCTGAAGCAGAAGCTGTAGTAGAAGATCAAGTTTCCGAAGTAGAAGTTGATAGTGAACTTGACGATCTATGGCTTGAAAGTCAACAGATTGTTACTGATGCAATATTAACCGACATAGAAATAGAAGAAGACGAGTAATTTAATTAGGAGAAACGAATGGAAGTCAAAAAAATTCGTGAGCAAATAGTTGCAAAGTCCGAAGAACTCAAAGGTCTCTTTACAGAGATTGGTGAGCAAGAAGGACCATCTACTCCAGAGCAAAAAAACGCTGTCATTGATAGAAATGAAGAGTTAGCATCTTTAAGAGATGATCTTAAAGTTGCAGAAGCAAAGTCTAAATTAGACGCTTCTGACGGAGCAGTTGCAAGTATTCCTACCCCATCAGAACAGCCACAAGCTGGATCTTTTGGTGCAGAAGTACTAAAGTCAGCAGCTTACAAAGCTTACACAGAGAATGGTGCCAAGAATATTCAAAGCACAATTCCTTTTGAAATGAAAACAAACTTAACAACAACTGGATATCCACCTGAGTCATTAAGACAACCAGGTATCTTAGAGACAGCTTTAAGAGATCCAAATACTGTTATTAATTTGTTTGATCAGCTTCAAACTGATCAAAACGCTTTCGTGTACCTTGAGGAAACTACTTTCACCAATAACGCAGCAGAAGCCGCAGAGGCAGCAGCAGTTGGTGAAGCAGCACTCGCTTTCACCGAAAGAACAGCAACCATATCAAAAATTGGTGTTAATATACCAGTGACTGATGAACTTATGCAAGATGTTGCAGGTTTAGAGGGATATTTGAACTCTAGACTACAAACAATGGTCAGATTAAGATTAGACAGTCAATTACTTTCTGGAGACGGTACATCACCTAACCTAGAAGGTTTATTAGATGCTGGTAAATCAAGCGTTGGATCATCAGACTTCAACAGTTACAGTGGTAACTTAGGAAGAATTGGTGCAATCTATAATGGTATTACTGATATTAGAGTAAACGCCTTTACAGAGCCAGACGCAATTATTATGAACCCAAATGACTGGGCGCAAGTTGTTACACAGGTTGACGCAGATTTCGCAGGAACAGCTTCAGCAGGATACGCAGCTAAAAGAGGCGTATTCACAACTGCTGGAGGTTATGGTGGCGGTGTCGCTAACCAACTCTGGGGTCTAACTGTCATACCTACAACAGCTATACCAAATAACACAGTGTTAATTGGTAAGTTCGGTGGCGGTGAAGCAGCACATGTTGTCATGAGACAAGGAATGGATATCGCAGTAAGTGATAGTCACGGTGAGAACTTTACAAAGAACATCATGGTGATTAGAGCTACAATGCGTGTTGGATTCCCTGTTTATAGACAAGCAGCTTTCCACAAAGTCACAAATATGTAATAAATTTACATTTGGAATATGGGGGTTAGCAATAGCCCCCATATTTTTTAGAGTTAACAATCGGTAGGTTTCAAAGCGATATAAAATAAGAGCATATTTAAGCCACCTACCACGACTAGAGAGGACAAGATTATGCCAGCTCATTACGGAATGAGAAAACCAAAGAAAAAGAAAAAACCAAAGAAAAAGAAATAGTAGATTAGGATAATTAATTATGAGTGAAAAATTTATTAAGCCAGAAAAGTCTATTTGGAAGTTACAAGATGGAACTATTTGGGAAGGTCCTGTTTCTGAACTACCAAAAGCTAACGCTGATCTAATTGCAAAAGCAGGATGGGAATACCCAGAGTCCTTCTTAAAAGAGCAAGGTTGGGGTAAAAAAGCTCCTGCTAAGAAAAAAGCTCCTGCAAAAAAAGCAGCACCAAAGAAAAAAGTAGAAACCAAAGCAGTAAAACCATCTGATAACAAGTAAGGAGTTTAAATGGCTCTTTGCTCTTTTTCCGATGTCGAAGCTATTGTTGGTATCGACTTTAGTTCTACGGTACAGACATCAATAACAAACAATTTTATATCATATTCTGATAAGATCATCAAAACCTATTTAGGTTATGACATAGAACAAGCAAATCAAACAGAAGTTCTTTTTGGTAATAATATGCGTGAACTTAGTTTGAAGCATATACCAGTAAACTCAATCACATCAATTACTGAGGATGGACAAACACTTACTGAGGGTAATGAAGATGATTTTGTATTTCACCCAAATGGACGACTAGAAAGAGTTGGTATTAGATGGTCAGGTGCTAAACCAAGAAATATTACAGTAGTTTATAACGCTGGATACTCAACAATTCCTGACGACATAAGATTTACAAGTGCAAGAATATCTGCAAGAATGGTTCTGTCTGCTTTAAATTTGGGAAGCCAAGCCAAAGCTGGTGCGGTTGACACACATTTAGCAGACTCAACAAATGGGGCTGATATGTCAATAGTATTGCAAGAAAGAATAGGAGATCTTACTGTTCAGTTTGCTGATCCACTTGCTTACTTCGATGGCGAGTTATTAAAACAATCAGACAAGTTACTGCTATCACCTTACAAGAAACAGGTGCTGGTATGATCGATCTCGTAACTTATGTTTACTTGATCGGTTTTCTAAATTACCACGGTCTATTATCTGTACACCTAAATGAGTATGCACGAGAAAGTGTATATCAAGAGGAACTAGTAAATGCGAAGTTCAGCGAAATCATTGCAGGTGAGAATTGGAATACAAAGAGGAATCCCTAAACAATTTATTAAGACTACAAGAACTATGGTGGCAAGTAGACGCAAATTGTAAAGATAAAGATCCTGACCTCTTTTTTCCTAATCGTGGAGCCTCAACTAGAAAAGCAAAACAAATTTGTTCAGAATGTACAGTCCAGGAGCATTGTTTAGAGTATGCTATAGTAAACGCAGAAAAGTTCGGAATATGGGGTGGCCTTTCTGAAAGAGAGCGTAGAAAAATAAGAAAAGATCGAGGCTTAACAAGAAAGAGAAACAGTGCCTAGTAGAAGTATTCCGTCTGTAGAACAAGCTTACGAATTATTTAGTGAAGATCCTTGGCGACCATTATCTGAGTGGGCTAAAGAATGGGACTGTTCACACGAAAGAGTTAGGCAACTTAGAGAACAAGCTGGTTTTGATCCTATATCAAGTATAGATAGAGACATTGCCAGGACAGTTATTGATCGTGTCAGAAACGGCGAATATTCTTTAACTGTAAGACAATTATACGAAGATTTACCTATTGGTCTTGAAAAGTTTTTAACCTGGATGAAAGAAGATCCATCAATCTATCTTGCAATACTAGAAGCACAACAGTGGGTAGAAAAACAGTCCTGGTCACCAGAAACTAAACAATGTAGAAAATGTGGAGAGGTTTTAAAACCTGAATCTTTTGGTAAAACACAAAAGTATAAAGATGGATTACAAAAAATTTGTAAACTATGTGTTAAAAATCCATCAGAAAAATTAAGTAAAATTCAAGAAAAACAAAAAAAATTACAAGAGTTAAAGAACAAATTAGATAACTGAACTCAAAAAAATTTCTACTAAAGTGTAAGTATGTCGTATGATTATCAAGCCTATTTAAAAGAAGATATAAACATACAAACAATGTCAACAAGTAGTGTTGATGAGCGTGGTTTATATAATTCTGATTGGTCAACAAGTAGCACTGTAAAAGGTCGTTTAGTTTCTAGAGAATCTTTAGAAGGTGAAGACAGAACAGAATTAGATGTTGGTGAATTTTTATTATACATTCCAGGATCAACAACTATCAAAACATCAGATAGAATTGCAAAAGGTTCTGATTATTTTGATGTATTAGGGATTTTGGAAAATAAAGATAGATTTGGATCAGTACCAATAAAAAGATTGAGACTTAGAAAGAGTTTGTAAAATGGCGAGAAGTTTTGGTAATAAATTTAGAACTGTTCTATATAATTCATCTGCAAGACCTTTTACAACTGGTGATTTAATTTCTTTAGATATTTTAAGAGGTACAGCACAAAGTATTCGTATACCAGCACTTGCAACAGCAAGGTTGTTTGGAGACTTAAAGTCTGTTACTCCAGGTGGTCAAGGACTTTCAATGCGTGTAAGGAGGAGGGTATCTGGTAGGATTGCAGGTCGTTTGGGTCACATTTTAATACCACAAAATATGGGTTTTGCTTCTCGTTTGATGAATAAATATTATGGAAGATTTCTAACAAAATCTTTGAATAATTATTTTAATGATAAAGTTAGATATCAGATGAGACTTGATGGTTCAAGAATGACTGCTACAACTAAAGCAAATCTTAGTAAAAATTTAAAAAAAAGTACTTCTAGACAATACAAAGCTGCGAAAAATGATTTAGGACAATTGGGTATAAATTTAGGTGAATTTAACCCAGCTGCAGTTTTAAGAAAAATACAATTACAAATGATTGGCTCTGGTATGGGGACAAGCGCTGCACCAATACAAACAGGTAGATTAAGATCTTCAATAATTTTAAGAGGTTTTAAGTCTGGTGGCGAGGGTCTAATTGAAGGTGATTTGACTATAGGTGGATCTGAAAGTTCACCAATTGGTGGTGAAGCAGATGAAGCACCCTACTGGTGGAAAACTGTTTATGGTGGTTATTACAAGCCAAGAACTCCTAATAACTTTTCACCTGCAAGACAGTTTGGTTGGTTTGGAAAATCTGTAGGTCAGGGTTTAGCTTTATCATTACCAAATGGTGCAGAAGTAATTGTAGATAATGGACAAGAGGAAACTAATGTAAAAATAGGTACTCAGGTAAATTATATGAAATTACAACCACCAAGACCAAAAGACGATGCAGAAGAGATAAGTATGAGAAACAAATATCCGTTACCAAGTAATTATGGAGAGGGTGAGTAATGACAGGTATATCAAGTGCTTCCAATTTTCCACCTGACGCAGAAATTATTGTAAGAGCCTGGTGTTTAGAGAAAACTTCAATTACTGACATCGTGGGTACAAGAATAGCAACAAGATTGCCTCAAAATCCAACTTTACCTTTTTTAGTTATTACAAATCAAGGTGGTTTTTTTGAGGGACAAGGATCACAAACTGCTATTGTTACATCAGTCATAAATTTTAATTGTTATGCAGGTAGATGGGGTGGATCTGGAAATAAAGGTGAACCAGACTACACAACAGCAAGTAATTTAGCTAATGCAGTAATGAAAGAGTTGTTTATAGAATCTAATAATCAAGTAACTACATCTGGTGGTACAAAAGCTTTAATCTACGGTTATGAAGTCGGAAGTACGCCTGCAAGAATTGAAGAACCTGAATTATTAATCGCTAATTTTTCACTAAGCGCATCTATGACATATAGAGCTTCTGCTTAAATGTGAATAACACTAATTTGCAAAATTATCATCTAATATTATCTCAGAGGTAAATTATGGCAAAAATAAAAGTTAAAGTTAACCCAGTGTACGAAGCTGACGCAGTCGGCGATGAGATATTGGGTGTAACATTTACCAAAAACGAATGGACGGAAGTTAATGGGAGTGACTGGAAAAGACTCCAAGAATCAACTGGTCGTATGTGGAACGGTGAGTATTCTATACCAATGCTTATCGAAGAAGGATCAGATTGGGAGATAAAACCAGTCGTTCAGACTGATATAAATGAAGACAATTCAATTATAGAAAGCGATGAGGAAGCTGACGACTCTTCTGAAGATTGGTATGGAACTGAAGAAGAATAAACTAGTCAAAAGATTAGTTGTACAACTAATTAATAAGTTAGGAGAAATATATGCCAACGACATATAATACAACAGGTACAGTATCTGATGTACTCATAGGAACAGGTGTTCTTTATGTTGCTGCAAAAGGTACTGCATTTCCTGCACAGGACTCTAGTACTGCAACCCAATGGGCTGCTAATCCATCTGGATGGACTGATGTTGGTTTCTCAGAAGACGGTTGGACTCTAGAATATGATAAAACTTTCGAAGATATCATGGTTGCAGAAGAGATTGATCCAATTAAATCAGTTAAATCTGCTCAAGAGATAAGACTTACTGGTACTCTTGCACAAGCAAGTTTGACCAATATTAAAGAAGCCTTTGGTGGCGGTACAATCACAGAAAATGATACAGACTTTGCGTCTGGTTTCGATTCCTTAGTACCACCAGCAACAGATGGCTTTACTGAGAAATCACTTTTGTTGGTAACTGAAGGACCAAGCGGTGCTATCAGGCATTTACAAATCCCTAGAGCTATTAATGTTGGAGCTTTCTCAATGGCACAACAAAAAGCACCTCAAAAAGTGCTTTTAGCCACTGAGTTCAAACTTCTTGTACCAGATAGTGCTTCTGCATCTGTAGGAACAACTGACGGTAAAAAGAACATTTTTAGAATTGTGGATAACACAAATGCAACAACTGAAGGAAGTGTAAACTAAATTAACTCATAACGATTGGAGGAATAATGAGTAAACGATTTAAAGATTTTGATGCTGCACAGGACTCTAAAAACCCTGAGCCGATCAAGATAAAAGTAAATGGAAATGAATATGAGTTTCCACCATTTTTATCAGCATCAATTGTTTTAGAACAATTGACTTGGATTGGGGATGACGGTGCTGTTGCAGCTTCAAATCTTCCAAGATGGTTTGTAACCGTTTTTGGAAAAGATAATTATACAAAGATAGCAAAAGAAGTTGATTTCAATAAATTACAAGAAATATCAACTTGGCTGATGGAACAATACGGACTTACAGATACAAACCAAGAATTATCAGGTGGGCTATCAGAGGATGAGGGTGATACCCCAAAATAACTTTTAAGGTCACCGATATCGTTGAGCGGTGGTCTTATGTAGAGTCCGACTTCAACAAAATATATTCGATCCTAGAACCGTTAGATTTGGAATGGCGCAAATTTTACAGATTACTTAGTACAATGCCATTAGAGAGTTCTTTATTTTTTGCCCCCTATTCAAATGAATTAGCAGAGCAAGAAGCAAACCAAGACAATGATCATAATTGGTATAAAGAGGAACTTGATAGAAGAATGGGCAGATCTCCTAAGATGAGAACTGCAACGAGTATAGATGAAATGATACAAGATCAAAGTAATTATGGAATAGGTAAAGATTAATGGGTCCATTACAAGGTTTCGTAAAAATGGTCATGGGTGTATCCCCAGATCTAAAAGCTGTTCAAAAACAAGCAGACAATATAGTTAAAGATACATCTAGATCTATGAAAGAGATCCAAGCTAGATCTGCTGCAATAACAGGTGGTGCTTTAATTGGTATAGGTGCAGTAGCAGTTGGTTTATTTAAAGCAGCACAAACAGCTATAGCATTTGAAGAGAGTTTTGCTGGGATCAGAAAAACAGTTGATGCATCAGAACAAGAATTTCAAAGACTATCAGATCAAATTTTACAACTTAGTACAGCTATACCTGTAAGTGCCGATGAATTAAACAGAATTGGTGAACTTGGTGGTCAGTTAGGTATAGCCGTACAAAACCTACCTAGCTTTATAAAAACTGTTTCTACTCTTGCAACAACAACTAACTTAACAGTAGAAAATGCTGCATTAGGTCTTGCAAGATTAGATGCTATTGCACAGACAAATGGTGAGACATTTGAAAATGTGTCGTCAGTAATTGTTGAACTTGGTAACAACTTTGCAGCAACTGAATCTGAGATCATGACTACAGTTTTGCGTATTCAACAGGCTGCAGCTCAGGTTGGTGCTACAACACAAGATGCTCTAGCATTTGCTGCTGCATTACAGGCTATTGGTGTTCCAGCTCAAGCTGGTGGTACAGCAGTAGCTCGTGTTTTCCAATCTATAAATGAAGCGGTAATAACTGGTGGCGAAAACTTACAAAAATTTGGAAATATAGCAGAAGCTTCAGGAAGAATAACAGCAGAAAATTTTGCTGAAGCTTTTGGTGATGATCCAACTATGGCTACAGTAGCTTTTATTGAAGGACTTAATGAACTTAATAAAGCAGGTGTAAATATAATTCAGTTCTTAGATGACCTAGATCTAAAACAAAGACGAACAATGCTTGCAATCCTTGGTTTAGCAGAAGCTGAGGGTGTATTAGCTGACGCAGTTGATACAGCAAGAGTAGCTTTTGAAGAAAACAATGCTGCATTAGAAGAGGCAGTAAAAAGATATACAACTACAGCTTCACAAATAACTATTACTGGTAATGCTTTTAGAGAACTAGGTGTGCAGATTGGTACACAAACTTTACCTGCCTTCAGGGGATTTTTAGATGTAGTACAAGAAACTGTACTTGGTATTACACAAAGTGGATTAGCTATGGGAATTCTAACTGGTGCATTAGGTTTATTTACAACTGCAATGGTTGCTGCAGCTGGTGCAACTGGTGTTTTTACAGGGGCTTTAACATTTTTAGCTAATCATCCATTTATAAGGGGATTGCTTGTATTAAGCACTGCGGTAGCTGGATTTACAGCTGCTGCTACAAATGCAAAAGGTGAAACTGTACAATTACAAAGATCTTTTGACGCTTTTGCACAAAATGGTGAAGTGACAGCAGGAACAATACAATCTGTGTTAGATGTAACTAGAGAATTTAGCAAAGAGCTAGAAGGTATGACACCACAACAAAGAGCTTTTGCAGAGGGAACATTAATTGAAGGTTTGACAGGCACACCAGCTGAAAGGTCATTTGCTATTCGTGATCTTGAAGAGTTGATAGATAAACAAGATCAATTAATAGCTGATCAAATGCAGTTAGGTAATATAGACGCAGCAAATGCACTTGCCGAAGATCGTAACAATATGCTTACAACTTTAGACATCATGCAACAAATGAGCAAAGCTATGACAGCTAATGAAAAACTTGCTAAAGAAAGAATTAGATCAGATGCTATGAGAGCTCTAGGTATAAAAGAACTAGCAGATCTTGGTACAAGTTTTAGAGACGAACAAGAAAGAGAAATAGAAAATTATATAAAACAAGGTGACGCAGTAGCAAAATATAATCAAGAACAACAAGCACTTCGAGATGAAATGATGGGTCTTGAAACAATGTTTGACAGGATTGGTGAAAGTGTAAGAAAATCAACTCATGCTTTTACAAATAGTTTCCAGGCATTGCCAGATATTGTTGTTATGTCAGCAGATGAAATGGTGAAAAATTTTCAACAAAGATTTTTACTAGCTGAAGTTTTCAAAGCACAGATAGAAGAACTGAAAAGACTTGGAAACGATGATTTAGCACTATTCTTTTCTCAATTAGGTCCTGAAGCAGCACCTAGCTTAGCTAATTTACTTGCAAATCCAGAAGCGATGGCAGAATTAGAAGCAGGTTTGGAAGCGCAACAAAGTCAAGCAGTCGAAGAGTTAAAAAAGAATTCAGAAAAAGTTACTAGTGTTATGGGAGAGGAGTTTGCACAGGCTGGTAAGGAGTCAGGTATTGATTATATGCAAGGTCTTGTTGAAGGTTTCAAAGCTGGTCAACCAGAAACAAGTGAGGAATTATCTAAAAAATTAGAAGGCATTGCACAAATAGCAGAGACGATATTTGATACTGGATCGCCTTCAAAAAGAACTGAACAGCTTGGTAAATTTATCATGCTTGGTTTTGTACAAGGAATTAAAAAAGGTTACCCAACATTAGAAAGAGAATTCAAGGGAACAATGATTGATTTAGCAGATGTCATTGAGTCAAGTGTTAATCAAGCAGTTTCATCAGTATCTAGTGCTTTTGGTGATCAGTTTGGAGCTTTTGGAAGTATAAGAAATATTAACAGAGAAACAAGAAGTCTTAATGACCTAATTAAAGAACAAACAAAACTTTTACAAGGTAATACAGCACAACAAAGAAAAGCTATTGCAGAAGCTGAAGATAGAGTTGAATTTTTAAGATTAGCAGTTGCTGAGGGTACAGCTCCTTTATATGAGTTAGAAATAGCAGAGCAAGAATTAGCAGACGCTAGAAATGCTAATGCACAAGAACTTATAAATATAAATGAACAAATAGAAGATGCACAAATTAATCTTGCACAATCGCAGTTTTCACTTGGTAAAGACGCTTTTGGTTTACTACAAGCAGGTCCAGAAGCTGTAGCTCAATTTAAAGAATTTGGAAGAGTTCTCGGTATTGATGAAAACATAATTAACACAGTTGTAGGTAAAACAGAAGAATTAGCACAAACTTTAGGAGTAGATTTTGGTAATGCAATAAATGATGTTGCACAAGGATACTTTGATTTTCAAATGAAAGTTGAGCAAGAAAAAATTACATTACAAATGGATACAAGCAAAGCACAGTTTGATTTTGATGAATTTATGAAACAATTTGTACCACCTACTACTACTCCAACTATTACACCAGGTATGAGTTTACCAGGTCAAAATATACCATTCCTTGCAGGGGGTGGAAGAATACCTATGTATGCAAAAGGAGGAACTCTTGGTTCTGGATATGGAATTGTTGGTGAAGCAGGACCAGAATTAATTAGAGCAATACCTGGTGGTGGTGTGGATATAACACCTATAGGTAATAAAAATCCATCTAGTGTTGTAGTCAATGAATTGAATGTAAATGTTACTGGTGTACCAAGTGACCCAATGCAAGCTAGAAAAGCAGCAATACAAATTAAAAAAGAACTTGCAAGACTTGATAGTGAGGGAAATATAGGAACAGGAATTAGAGGAAGATAATGCACGCAAATTATCATGGTGAATATCACAAAGCTACTCACGATAACGAATATGTTGAATGGGAAGAAGAATGATAGATAATAAAGAAAAAAGTTATTTAAAAGCTTGTCAATCAGATTTTAATTGTGGTAATTATTTTTATCATACAAAATACAGATATTGTGAACAATGTAGAGCAAAGGATTGGTGCTAATGTCAAATACAATAACTATAGGTAGATTAACATTTACATCACCAGCTTCTTTATCTGATAGCAGATCTGGAAATACACATACAATGAATATAAACGGTGTATTAGCACCAGATACATTAGCAGAAGCAAAGTACATCAGAGATGAATTGATTGCATGTGCTAATGGTTACTATACTGTCCCTTTTATTTGGCAAGGTGACACATCGGTTTCTGGATATGTAAAAGTATTAGGAGCTTCAGTTAATACCAATAAAGTAATAATTGGTGGTTATCAGTACTCAATAGAATTAGAGTTTCTAGGTAACATGGGTGAGGTAGAATTTGAAAGTCAGTTTTCTGGTGGTCTAATACAAAATGATCACAGTATAACCTCAACAACAAGTCAATTTTATGCTGGACCTGTTGATTCTTTTTCTCACGAACACGGATCTTTACCAAGTACTTTTGCAAGAGTAGGCGAAGATGGGACGACATTTATTAGATTCTCATCAAGTTTAAAAAATCATAATGCAAAGTATCTGACAGATCCAGCAGATTACTATAAAAATGCTTGTGAAGTCTTTACTGATGATGTAGGTGATATAAACAGATTAAGGTGCGGTATGGAATCGCCTAATAGATCACCATCCTCTACAAAAATACAAAATGGTTTAGTTCAAATGACTTTTGTAAACAATACTGCACAATCAAGATTTATTATCAAGTCTTATGATACTGATGGTTATAAATCATCTACAGAGTTTGCAGTTTCTCGTGGTGCAAGTGCTACTGAGTGGCAAGGTTGGAGATCTATACAAATCTTAAAAAATGATCCAGAAGTTTGCACTGTTAGGTTAGGTAGTTATTACGATGCAACAGCAAAAGATAAAAGACTTACTTTCGATGTAACACTTAGAAGGGGTGCCAGGCATTTTTCTATTGTTGCTACACAATATTCATCAGCACAATTTAATATAAGACCAACTACTACTACTGCATATACAGACAATACAAGTTATGCTATTACAACAAGTAACGACATTGATGGTAATAAAATAATTCTAGGATCACCGCAAAACTTTGATGTTGATACATCAAATGGTGGTATAAATTCAACTGCAAATACTGCCACACTAAAAGCTTTTATAGGATATGAATTTAATGGGAGTTCGGCTACTTCTGAAGATCAAGCTACAAAAGTTAGAGATCAGTATCTTGATAATATCTTTGAGGTTGTCCGATTAGTTAAGTCATGAGCGTTACTGAAAAGTTAATGGCTCCTGGACAATTTAATGTCCAGTTAGATAAAACTATTACTCCAAATACAATAATTAATCAGCTAGACGCTTGGGGAAACATAGTTATTGTCCCAGCAGATTTAAATGTTACAGAGTTTTCAGACGCAACACTTTTAGGTGCTGCAAGTTATGTTGGTATCTTATATGCTTTGGAAATTGGTGATGAAGAAAATGTAGTTCTCAACGGACAAGGTATGGTTGCATATCTTGGTAGTAGTGACTCTACAGGTATGCCTATAGCTGAAACTGGTGGTCCAACAGGTGTTAGATCATATACAAATGAAACACTTGAAAATGTTTTAGATACTACTGGTACACCTAAAGGTCTTTTAAGAGATGAAAGTGGCAGTCAAGGTCCTATAAGAAAAGGTACTATTACTGAAACTGGTACAAATTATACAGGTACACATTACACAGAGTCTGCACTAAAAGCTATTAAATATGTATGTCAAGAGGTAGGTGCAGAGTTTAAAATAAGCACTACTGGTTTACTTTCTGCTGGTCCAAGCTCATCTTTATTTGCTGGACACGGTACAGACCCAACATCTATTATTGTTAGAAATCAAAGCGGTGAAGATCCAAATATAACAGGTCTAACAACAACGAGTCTTGTCGCCCAGTATGACGCTTCAGAGTTTGTAAATAAAGTAGAACTTGTTGCAAGTAAATATGGTTTTGAGGCTAACTATGGACAAGCAACTGCATCATCTAATCCTTATAAAGATATATTTGGTAATCCACTAAAAAGAACACAATATATTTCTGATCCTCAAACACCAGCTACTAGTAAAACTACTAGAGCTACTGCTTATCTAAATGAACTAAATGAAATAAAGAAAACTTTAAATGTGTCTTTAGAAGAGTACGACATAGCAGGTGATTTTTCAGTAGGTGATAAAATATTTATTCACGATCCAGATATTGGTTTTGTTGACACAGAAGCAGATCGTATATCAGACAGTAGAAATAATTTGTTTGAAACTGTATATCAAGGTCAAATACTTAATCCAACAAAAATCAGAATATTAGGACTTACCTGGCCTATCAAAAATGGTTATGGTGTGTTCTATAGAAAATCTGACGGAAGTTATATAGAACTTACTGACTATATTTTATGGGAAACAGGTGATGTGCAACTAGAAATAGGTGATGTTGCACCATCGCTTACAGAGAGTTTAGGATTTAGTGGTTACACATTAGACGCTGTAGGTGGAGAAGATAAAACAGTTCCTAACTCACCATCAAATCTTTCACAAGTAGCAGGTACATACTCAGATGGTAACGGTGTTTCAAAAGCATTTATAAAGTTGTCCTGGACAGCTCCTACAAATACAGATGGATCTACTATTACTGATGGTGCGTATTACAGGGTAAGATATAAAGCTATTGCAGACTCTGGAAGTAACAATATAAATACTTCTGCTGGTGCGCAAGTAACAGATTATACATTTCAAACTGTTCAGTTCTCTGATACAGATTTTGTTATATACGATTTATCACCAAATACTTTCTATGAAGTAGGAGTTCAAGCTGTAGATCAATCAGGCTTTGATAGTGCTTTTGCAAGTATAAGTTCTGTACAAACACCAAGAGACGCAAGCGCACCTAACAAGCCAGCTGGTTTTTCTACAATCGCTAGTAATCCACTTAGAGTTCAATTTATACATAACCTAGGTCAAGCTAAAGACGATGACGGTAATGCTGTTAGTCCAGTTGTCAATTTTACTTTAGCTAAGGACATTGATCATCTAAACATATATGCTTCTACTACAAGTGGTTTTGATTTAGGTTACAACTCTACAACTAAAAAAGTAACAAACTCTGGTTTTAAAATAGGTGAATTAAAAGCTTCACACGCTCATATAACAAATGGTATTGCAACTGTTGGCTACATTGATCTTGATAATGCAACAACCCATTTTTTTAGATGTACTGCTGTAGATAGTTCTGGTAATGAGTCAGAACCATCAGATGAGCAATCTGGTAATGCAGAATTAGTAAACACTTCACACATAGCAAACTTAGCTGTTACAGAAGCGATTATAGGAAATGCAGCAGTTACTACAGCCAAGATAGCTAACTTAGCAGTTGGTACAGCAAATATAGCTGACGCTGCAATAACAAATGCAAAGATAAATGATTTAAACGCAACAAAAATAAATGCTGGAACGATTAGTGCAGATCGTATTGCTTCAGGTAGTATTGACGCTTCAAAATTAAATTTTACGCCTGTTTCAGGATCAAATGTTGTTGCTACGATAAATGCTTCATCTGAAGGTATAACAATTGACGCTGATACATTAGATCTATCTGGTGTATTAAATGTTGGTGATGCTATCAATATTGGTGGATCAGACTCTACGAGCTTTCATGTTGACAGCGATGGCAATATGTTTTTAGGTGCAGGTACTATTGGATCAGCACCATTTAAAGTAACAAATGCTGGTGTTGTAACAGCTACAAATTATACACTTACTGGGGGAAATATAAATACAGCTACTGTTACTAATCCAGCTATAACTTTATCTAAAAATACAGCCTCTGATGTTCCTACTACTGCTTCGAGTGATAGATTAAAAATTGGTGATACAGTTTTGTTCAACAGAGATATAAGTAGCACAAACTATTTAGCTACAACAAAATCGTTTTTAGTTTTGCCAGATGGTGATGAAGATAATCCTTCTATTGCAATACAAGGTACAAATGCAACGATGGGATTTTTTGTTAATGATCCGTTGTCTGGAGTTACACAAATGCAACTTACAAATGGTGACGACAATGTAGCTAGTTGGTCAACTGCTGATGATAGTTTTTCTGTCCCAAATAAACTCACATTAGGTGGTACATTACAAGCTGGTGGTGGTACTGGAAATTCAGGTCAAGTTCTTGCGTCAACAGGTAATGGTGTTGAGTGGATAAGCACATCTGGACATTCACATGGTAATTTAGTATTTCCAAATGCTGGTACTTTAGTTACAAATCAAAATGTAAGCACGGCACATGGTCAGCATGCTGATGGTAATTATCTTACAAATAACAATCACTCACACGGTAATACAATGACACCAAATAATCACAATCATAATTTTGGTAATGATATAACAGGGTTTAGTGGTAATAATCATAACCATAATCAATATCTTTCAAATAATCATATTCTTAACGCATCAAACCCACATGGTATTAACAGTCATATAAATAGTAATAATGCTCATAGTCTTGGTAATAAAGCTAATAGTGCAGACTTTATTGCACACTTAAATTTGTATCATGGTGGTTCTGATGAAAGACTAAAAGAAAATATATCAGATACTTCTTTTGGTCTTGACTATATAAATTCATTAAGACCAGTTGATTTTCAATTTACAAGTGAATCAGCAGATAATTTATTTAATGATGATGACCCAAATAAAGCAAAATATTTACAGACTAAACATGGTTTTATAGCACAAGAAGTAAGAGCTACTACCTTAGATAATCATAGTTCAAATAATGCTTTTGGTGGGTTAGGTTATAAAGATGCTGATGATAATGATTTATTTGATGATATACAAACCCTTGATTTACAACAATTTATTGGACCATTAGTTAAATCAGTACAACAATTATCAGCTAAGATTGATGTTATGCAGGCAAGAATCGATGAGTTGGAGGGATAATGTCTATCACATATGAAGCAATAAATATTCCAGACCCAGAATCTACAGAAGAAAAACTACAAAGATTGTTAAACGAAATAAAAGAATTAGAAATGACATATTATAATTTTGACAATAGAGAAGATAAAGATGATGAATTATTAATTTCTTTAGAAAATGAATTGACTACAAAAAAAACAGAATATACAGAAGCTGGAGGCAGTTTCGATTGAAATATTCTTTGGGAGGTAAACAATTTATAGAATTCAAGACAGATGTAAAAGGTCTTGAATCAATAGCACCTGTAAAACCAGCTAAGTATTTTCTCCCTAGATGGTTTAAAGATATGCCTGAATCTATTGAAATACCTGCAGTACATGAAAAAGGTAAGCGTGATTATTTTGGAAAGAAAGGTACAACTGCCAAAAAACATACAAGTGGTACAGTCAAAAGATGTCCTGCAATTGTAGATTTAATAACTGAAGGATTTATCATACCGATGTGGTGTGATTTTCTTATACAAAGAGATATGGAAACATTTGAATGGGATAATAAAAATTTTAAATATGGAATTGATTTTCATAGTAAAGAACAAATCAAAGGTTGGAATTTAAAAAAAACAGATTTTAAAGAAGGTATAAAATTTCAAAATCCATGGAGAATATATACACCAAAAGGTTATTCAGTAATGTTTATTACACCTACATATCAGTTTGAAAAAAGATTTACTGTGTTGCCTGGAATAGTTGAAACAGATAGTTATCATCACATAAATTTTCCTAGTATATGGCATACAACAAAAGACGCTGTAATAGAAAGAGGCACGCCGTTTATACAGGTAATACCTTTTAAAAGAGATGAGTGGAACTTAGATTTATCACAAATGAATGATCTTGATTTTAAAAATGATGAAACTGAAAAGACTGCGCTTTCCACTAAATTTAAAAATGCTTACAGAGATATAGTCAGTAGAAGTAAGAACTAAAATTTAAGTATTGTATGGTAATCTGCTTACTGGAGGGATAATGCCAGAATCATACGAATTCAAAGTATTTGATGACAATATGAAAAGACAGTTTTTGTTAAACCAAATACTAGAACAAGAAGTTCAATTATTTAGTTTGATGGTTGCACCTTTAGATGAAAAAGATCCACAATACGATGAGTGGAAATGGAGCTTTGAGGAAATAAAAAAATCGATAAGTAGGCTGATGGGAGTATACGAAGATCTTGGTGGAGATTATGATCTACAGGAGATAAAGCGTGTCATTAACAACTCACAGTAATAGTACGGTAGAGATTGCAAATCTCAGTACTCAAGATAACTTTTTTGATACATCAGATACTGGTGAAGGTTATACACTATCACAAGCAACTCTTAAATTAGTTTCTTTAAATCATAATCTGCATTTAGACGGTAGAACTATAGTTTCTGACGGCAACCTTTCTATCGGCACAACAGCTACTGGTACAGAAATAGTATTTGGTACAGCAGCAACAGCTGCTTTTAAAATAGACGGAACTGGTAGATTAGATATATTATCTGGCAAACTTTTAATAAATGGAGATGATGGGGATAGTGGACAGGTTTTAACAACTGATGGTTTAGGTAATATATCATGGACTACCCCTGCAACAGCACAATATGCTTTTGCTAATTTTTCTGTAACTGGACAGACAACACTCCAGGCATCCTCTACTTCAGAAACAGTTGAGTTTGAAGCTGGATCTGGAATATCTATTACAACTAATTCAAGTTCTAATCCAAAAAAAATTACTATAGCTAACTCAAATACTGCAGCAAATGCGTTTTCAACATTTGCAGTAGCAGCTAACGGTGGTTCTGCTAGTGGATCTGGATCTGTTGCAGATAGTGAAACTGACACATTGACACTTGTTGCTGGTAATAATATAACACTTACATCTGATCCAAATAATGATCAAATAACTATTGCAAGTTCTGGATCTGGTAGTGGTTCTCAAAATCTATTTAGAAACATATCATCAGCAAATCAAACTACTATTTCAGCTACAAGTACTAGTGATACACTAGCAATTGAGTCGTCTGCCGATCCAAGTGGAATTATCACAAGAGACGGTAATGTGGAAATTACAACGGACTCATCACAGAGAAAAGTAACTCTAAAAGCTAAGATACCAATAACTCACAGTCACAGTGGTAAAATGCCAGTAGTAACATCTGATGGATCTACTAGTGGTGTTCCACTTAAAAATCACTTTATACCAGTTACTACTACAGCAACTGTTAATGGTGGTGGATCAACAGTAGGTATGAGTACAAGAGCTGTAGAGGTTTTACAAAGTGATGGAAGCACATTACAAAGGATGATTATGCCACCAAGCACAAATAATCAGACATTAATATTTACAGCAACTCAATCAGATGGGAGTAGTACTACAAAAGAATTGGATATGGGTGAATAATGTCACAAAAAACGCCAGTTAGGTTAAATTTTGATAACTCAGGTAATCTGGATGGTTTTGCTGAATTTCAATCTAGTGAATTTATAAGTTTAGCAGACGGTGGTACTGGAGCTTCTTATGGATCTTTAGCTGCCCTTAGAACAGGAATAGGTCTTGCTATTGGCACAAATGTACAAGCATTTGATGCTGATCTTACAACATTATCTAATATGACTCATGCTGATGGGTCTTTCATCGTTTCAGACGGAACACAATTTGTTTTAGAAAGTGGCTCAACTGCACGAACATCTCTTGGCTTGGGAACTGGCGATAGTCCACAATTCACAAGCCTTACACTGACTGGCAATCTTGATGTAAGAGGTGAAGTAGTAAGTACGGTATCAGAAGTAATTACTATTGACGACGCATTTGTAAAGTTAAATACTGGTAACTCAGAGGTTGACTCAGGTATTATTGTAGAAACAAGCGACACTAATGACGCAAGACTATTTTATGATGTATCTAACAATCGCTGGGTTGCTGGCGAAAACAACTCTTACGATGAACTATTAACACAAACTTCTACAGATACAATTACAAATAAAACAATCAGTGGATCATCAAACACTATAACAAATATTGGCAATAGTTCTTTATCAAACTCTAGCTTTACAGTCACTGACGGATCTAACTCTTCAGCAGTAGCACTTGGTGGCACAGTAACCTTTACTGGTGGTGCTGGTGTAGATATTGCAGAAAGTTCAGGTACTTTAACATTTACAGCTGATCTTTCTGAAATTCTTACAGATTTCAATGAAAGAGTTGATGACAGAGTTGGAACTATGCTCACTGCTGGTTCAAATGTTAGCTTGACTTATGATGACGCTGCTGGAACATTGACTGTTGCTTCGACAGATACTAACACTCAGTTAACTGAGGAAGAGGTAGAAGACTTTGTAGGCGGTATGCTTACTGGTAATACTGAAACTTTGATAACTGTTTCATACCAGGACTCTGATGGAACTATAGACTTTGTTGTAGATAATGATCTAGCAAACTACTCAAATACTAATTCAGCTTTTATAACTGCTTCATCGTCAGATACATTAAGCAATAAATCAATAGATGTAGATAACAATACAGTAACTAATATCGAATTAGATAATCTTAAATCAGGCGTCTTAGACACTGATATTTCATCAGTCGCTGGAACTGACACAACCATAGCCTCTGCAAAAGCAATCAAAACATATGTTGACGCACAACTCACTGCTGCTGATTTAGATTTTCAAGCAGACTCTGGTGGTGCATTATCAATAGATCTTGACAGCGAAACAATAACTTTCACTGGTGGTACTGGTATCGATACAACTGGTAGTGGAAATGATGTATCTTTTGCTATAGATAGTACAGTAGCAACACTTACAGGTTCACAAACTTTAACAAACAAAACTATAAGTGGTGCAGATAATACTTTATCAAATATTGCTAACTCATCACTAACAAATTCATCTATAACTGTCACTGATGGATCAAACTCTACAGCTACAGCTTTAGGTGGAACTATAACTTTTTCTGGTACTGCTAATGAAGTTGAAGTATCAGAAAGTTCTGGAACAATAACTGTAGGTTTACCCAATGATGTAACTATTGCAGGTAATTTAACTGTAAGTGGTACTACAACTACCGTAGATTCAACCACCGTAACTATTGATGATCCAATGGTTCGTTATGCAGATAATAACTCTGGAAACTCTGTTGACTTTGGTTTTTATGGTAAGTATGTTCAGTCATCTACCACTAAATTTGGTGGTTTAGTATGGGACGCTTCACAATCAGATAAGTTTAGATTGTTTCATGGATCTCAATCAGAACCAACTACTACAGTAGATACAAGCGCTACAGGTTTTACAACAGGTACAATAATTGCAAACTTAGAAGGTAATGTTACAGGAAATGTTACAGGTACAGTATCAAGCATTTCAAACTTTGATACTGGTGATTTATCAGAAGGTTCAAATCTTTATTTTACAGACGAAAGAGTAGATGATCGTGTCAATGCACTTTTACAGGCAGGTACAAATGTTTCTATTACTTACGATGACGCAGCAAACACTTTAACAATAACTTCTACTGACACAAATACACAACTTACACAAGAACAAGTGGAAGATTTTGTGGGCGGTATGTTAGATGGTGATGAGACATTTATTTCAGTATCTTACGATGACACAGACGGAAACATAGACTTTACAGTACCAGTTAAAGATGAAGATAATATGGCTTCAGACTCTGCTAGCCATTTAGCTACACAACAATCAATAAAGGCTTATGTAGATTCACAAATTACAGCAGAAGATTTAGATTTCCAAGCAGATAGTGGTGGTGCTTTATCAATTGACTTAGATAGTGAAACTCTTACATTTACAGGTGGCACAGGTATTGATACTTCTGGATCTGGAAATACAGTCACATTTGCAATTGATTCAACAGTCGTTACCGAAAGCTCTACAGACACACTTACTAATAAAACAATTAATTTTGAAAATAATACTGCAATCATTGAATTTGCTGTAACTGTAGCGAACCCTGGTTCAGGTAATAAATTTTATCTTGATGGTGAGCTTGCTGCAAATGTACAACTTATACCAGGTGTCACATATAGATTTGATCAATCAGATAACTCAAACTCAGGACACCCACTTAGATTATCAACTACTAAAAATGGTACTCACGGAGGTGGATCAGCTTACACAACTGGTGTAACAATTGCAGGATCAGCTGGTAGTTCAGGTGGTTACACACAAATTGTTGTCAACGCAGCTACTGCTGATAAATTATATTATTATTGTTCATCTCACTCTGGTATGGGTGGAGATGCTGTTATATCTGTACAAGGAAGTAGTTTTGTTGCTGGTACAGGTATATCAATATCTGGTGAAACAATATCTTCTACTATTACCCAATACGCTGATAGTGATGTACAAAGTTACTTATCAGCTGGAACAGGTGTAACACTTGGAGGATCAGGCCAAATAAGTATTGGTCAGGCCGTAGGAACAACTGATAATGTAACATTTAATAATTTAGTAGTTTCAGGAAACTTAGATGTCAACGGAACTACTACGACTATCGATACAACAAATACTACTGTTACTGACTCTATTATCGAACTTGCAAATGGTACTTCAGGATCTCCAAGCAATGATGCAGGTCTTGTCATTGAAAGAGGAAGTAGTGATAATGCTTTCATAGGTTTTGATGAAAGTGCAGATAAATTCATTGTTGGAACTGGATCTTTCACAGGTGCTTCAACTGGCAACCTTTCTATAACTACTGGTACATTAGTTGCAAATATAGAGGGTAATGTAACAGGTGATCTTACTGGTACTGCAAGTACTGCTACGACTGCTGCTGGTATTGCAGCTACAGCAGTAACTGGTCTTACAGCAGAAACTTCACAAAACAATGCTGACTTAGTAATTATATATGACGATAGTGCCTCAGCATTAAGGAAGATGACTGTTGGTAATCTTCTTGCAAATGCAGGAACATTTAGCAACTTTACTTTATCTGCAGATAGTGGCTCAGATCAAACAATTACAGATGGTAATACTTTAGAAATAGCTGGTGGAACAGGTATATCAACGGTAGCAGGAGCTACTGATACTGTAACAGTTTCATTAGACGCAACTGCTATAACAGGTCAAGGTGCTTTATCAGGATCTGTTGACACTGGAAACGATTTACTTTTAATATACGATAACTCAACTACATCACTTAAAAAGGTTGATGTATCCTCTGTTCTTGCTGCTGGTGGTACAGGAACTATGGATCAATTTAATATAGCTGCCGATAGTGGATCTTCTCAAGTTGTTGCAAATAATAATACACTTACAATAACTGGTGGAGCTGGCATTGACACAAGTGTGGGCGGTACAGATGAAGTTACTGTAGCTCTTAACACAGAAGCAGTCCAAGATATTGTTGGAGCAATGTTTAGTTCTAATACAGAAACTAACATTACTGCTACTTATCAAGACTCAGATGGAACTATAGATTTAGTATCTTCTGGTTCTGTAACAGAAACTTTTAAGACTGTTGCAGTTTCTGGACAGAACAATATTGTTGCTGATAGCGCAACAGATACTCTTACTTTTGCAGCTGGTGCAAATATTACTCTTACTACAAATGACTCTACAGATACAGTTACTATTGCAGCAACTGGTGGTGCAGCAAATGCTTTCTCAACATTAGCAGTTGCTGGACAATCAAATGTTGTAGCTGACGCTGCTACTGATACTTTAACCCTTGTAGCTGGAACAGGAATGACACTTACAACAGATGCAAGTGCAGATAGTATTACATTTACTTCAGCTGCTTCTGGTGGCGGTACTATGCCATTCACTGCTTTTGATGGAAGTACAGATAACATAACTTTAAGTTCTGCTTCTACTGGTGGTGCTTTACCAGTTACATTAGCTGGTGGTACATCAGATCCAATCAATATGACTGCTACTACTCAAACACTAACTTCTTACGCAGATGATGATGGTGACACAAAAGTAGAGGTAGAAAGAACTTCAGACAACGATACAGTACATATCAAAGCTGGTGGTACAGATGTCATAACTGCTACAAGCTCAGGTGTCACAATAACAAACCTTACAGTCAGTGGTACAACTACACAAGCAAACGAATTAAAAATTACAGATACTTTATTTGAATTAAATGCAGATGGTGGTTCTCTAACAACAGACGCAGGTATGATCATAGAAAGAGGATCTACTGGTGATAATGCAGCATTTATTTGGGACGAATCAACAGACTCTTTTGTAGCTGGTACAACTGCAACGGATGGATCAGCATCTAGTAACTTAACTGTTACAGAGGCAACACTAAAAGCAGCAACTCAATCTCAAAATGATAACTCAACAAAAGTTGCTACTACTGCATATGTTGATACAGCAGTAGGTAATTTAAGTTCTAATTCAATATCTGACGCAGATAGTGATACTAAAATACAAGTAGAAGAAGGATCTGATGAAGATATTATTAGAGCAGATACTGGTGGACAAGAAAGGGTCACAATTGACAACAATGTTTCTATGTCATCAAGAGGTGGTTTCTTTACACATAATTTAACAATGCACTCATCAGAAACATTTACGATTGCTTCAACAGAAGGTACAGTAGCTGCTGGACCACTAGATGTTCAAGGAACAGTAGATGTTCAGGGAAGTTTGGTAATATTATGATAGATTTTTTATGGGGAATGTCAGTAGCTTATATGTCAATACTATTGACTCTTGTCGCCAAGAAAGTATCAAAAGATGATAGATTGGCGATCAATAGTCTGGAAAGTAACGATTATGATCTACTATAAAGTAATGGAGAAGATATGAGTGAATTAAAAGTAGATGCCATATCAGAGTCAACTGGTAATAATGCTGTTCGTATGGGACACGCTATTGTTGAAAAAGCAAATGCAGTAAGTCAATCATCAAATACACT